TGACGCCCCGGGGGGAGACGCCGTGACGATCTCCGCCGTGGGCACCTTGCAGGCCAACCGGGGAACCGGCGTCACCACGTTGACGGTGGCGAGCCCCACCGTCGGCAACGTGTGGCTCCTCGCCGTCCGCGTCGCCGACCAGACCATCACCGTGTCGTCCGTGTCCGGTGGCGGCGCCGCCACCTGGACGCGGATCGCGGGGGCCTCACAGGCCGTCGTGAACGGCACCATCGAGTGGTGGATGGGCACGATCACCGCGACGACGCCCACGACCGTCACAGTGACGTTCAGCGCCTCCGTGGCGGCCGTCTCTACAGAGCTGGTCGCCGAGCAGTTCACGTCCAGCGTCGCGAACACGGTCTGGACGGCGGACGGTACCGGTGGCAGCACCTCCGCCTCCGCGACGACCGCGCTCGCGTTCCCCAGCCTCACTCCGGCCGCGGGCGCCCGCCTGTACGTCGGATACGCGTACGTCACGAACACCGCCGTGGCCGGTAGTACGCCCGGCTTCACGTACACCGTGACGGCGGCCGGCAACGGCGTCATCTGGAACCCTGCGGTCACCGCCACATCCGCGCCCACCTGTACCCAGACACCGGCCGGTAACTACGCGACGGTCGGTGTCCTCGTCCGGGCGTCCGGCGCCCTCGACCTCTCCCGCACGGCCACGGCCACGGGCGCGCTCGGCCGCCGGCCCGGCCTCGTCCACACGGCGGTCGGCGTCGGATCGACCGGGCTCGGCCGGGCAGCGGCAACCGTCGTACGCGGCACCGCGACCGGCACGGCCACCCTGCGCCGGGCGCTCGCCCAGCGCTTCACGGCCACGGCCACCGCGGCCCGCAGCCTGGTGGCCACCACCGTGCGGGCGTTGCTCCTGGCCGTGGCCGCCGTCTCCACGCGGAGCCTCACCCGCGGAATCGGACGGCCCGTCACCGGCACGGCGACCGGCACCGGTTCCATCCGCCGGGCCATCAGCCGGCCGTTCACGCGGGCAGTCACCGCGACGCCCGCGCTGCAACGCGCGATCACGGTGACAATGGCGGCCGCCCGGACCGTCACCGCCGCACTGGCCTTCGGCCGAACCACGTTCATCACCCTCGTGGCAGCCGCGGTCGGCGCCGGACAGCTTCAGCGCGGGCCCGGCCGGGTCCTGGCGACGTCGGCGACCGGCGCCGCGGCGCTGACCCGGGTGCCCGGCAAACTCCTCGCCGTCCAGGCGGCGGCGGTGACGGCCCTCACCCGGGCCGTGACGGTCGTCCGTACGACGGCCGCGACCGTCACCGCGACCGTCCGCCGGTCCGCAGCCATCACCTTCGGCCGTACCGTCACCGGCACGGCCGCCACGTCCGTGCGGTCGACGCTCGCCCGGACCTACGCGGCCGGCGCCGCAGCGACGGGCAACCTTCTCCGCCGGATCAGCCGCACCGACGCCGCCACGGCGACCGGTACCGGCACGACGGCGGTCGGCACGGTCCGCTCGATCGTCCTGTCCGCCGTCGCCACCGCCGCAACCGGGCTGACACTCGGGCGGGCGCTCCTGGTCACGTACGTCGCCACGGCGACCGTGACCGGTGCTGTCCGACGGGCCCTGACCCGGACGTTCACCCGCCCCGCGGGCACCACCGCGGGCCTGGGACGCGCGGTCAGTACCAGCGCGGCCGGAACGGCGACCGCGTCGGCCGCCCTGCGCCGGAACATCGGCCGCCCGCAGCACACTTCGGCGACCGGCACCGGGAACATGGTCGTCCTGGCCGCGTACACGGTGCTCCTGGTGGCCGCAGCGGTCGGCGTGGGCGCCGTCGACACGGTCCGGGCCGTGTTCCGCACGCTGGCGGCCGCCGCGCACGGCACGGCCGGCATCATCCGCCGCCCCCAGACCATCGTCACGGCGACGAGCACCGTCACGGGGCGGATCACGCGCACCGTGGCGGCCACCGTCGCCACCGCGGCGACCGCCGCCCGCTCCATCACCCGCTGGCCGGCAGTGACCCGGGCGGCCACAGCGACCGGCACGCCCAGTGTCGTCCGCAGTGTGGCCGTGTCGCTCATCGCGGCCGCCACCGGACACCCGCTGATCGTGGCCGGTCTCGGCCGGGTCCTGGCCGTCACCGCGAACGCCGCGGCGACGCTCCTGAGGGCGTCCGCCCTGCATCACGCGGCGCGCGCCACCGGTACCGGCCGCCTCACCCGCGCGGCGGCCCTGACGGCCCGTGCGGACGCGTTCGCGTCCGCCCTGGTGCAACGGGGCATCGGACGCCAGTTCGGCGCCACAGGGGCCGTCACGGGCTCCGTCACCGCGTACCGGACTTTCGTCCTCGTCATGGCCGCCACCGCGGTCGTCGCCGCCGAGACCAGCGTGCAACTCACCCGCGCCCTGCGGGACATCACCGTGACCGTCCTCGGTGTCGTCTCCCGCTGGACCGTCGGGGAGCCCCCCATCGCGCGGTGGCGTGCCTGGCTCACCGGCAGCCGCTGGAACGTAGACGAATAGGAGCGCCGTGCAGCGCATCGACAGGGCCTCCCGCGAGTACGTCCAGGCACAGGTGGAGGCCACCTTCGAGGGCGAGCCCTACGACCCGACCGTCGCCCCCGTGGAGTTCGCCTTCACAGCTGTCGGGGCCCGCCCCGAGACCTGGTATTCGGGCGGCTGGGACGGCGTCCATCCGATCCCCGGCACCCTCGCCTACCGCGCGCAGGTCCTCGTGGGCCCCGGCAGCGACGGGCCCATCCTCACGCCCGGCAAGTGGGCGGTCTTCATCCGCATCACCGACACCCCCGAGCAGCCCGTCATTCCCGTCGGACAGCTCGTCGTGACCTGAACAGGAGTCGACGTGGCCACACCACCCGAGGAACCGGCCGCGTCCCCCGGCCCCCGCTGCACCTTGTGTGCGGGCGAGGCCGCCGTGGGCTGGAGCCGTCGTCTCACCGACGCGGAGATCGCCGCCGTCGTCGAGGCAGAGGAGAAGCGGCGGGCGTGGGAAATCATGCTCGCCGACCCGGCGTTCGGGCCCCCCGAGTTCGGGCCGCTGCCCACCGGTGAGGGCATGACCGCACCCGTCTACGGCTGCCTGGCGCACGCCATCAACATTGAGGCCGCCTCACGCGTCCACGAGGCGACGTGCACGGCGCCGGACCCGGCCCGACTGCCGGGCTGCGGCTGCACACCGGAAACCCCCGAGCCTGCGCCCCTCGACGACGAGGACGAGCGCCCGCTGCCCGAGCACTGGACCACCGGTACCTGATGCCCACCCCTCGCAGACAGGAGGCACCGCCGCGATGAGCCTCCTTGACCGTCTCTCCAAGGCCTTCGGCAGCCGGACGCCCGCCGCCGTGCAGGCAGGCGAGGACGCGGCCGGAATGAACATGGCGAACCCGTTCTCGCCCGGCGTGCCGATCAGTCCGGCGGACGGCTACAGCCGGACGCCGCGCGCCTTCAACTACCCGACCGGCTACAACATCGACGCCCGCCCCAAGGCGGGTGAGCGCGTCGCGTACGAGACGCTGCGCGGTCTGGTCGAGGCGTACGACGTCGCGCAGATGTGCATCTGGCACCGGATCGACTCCATCCGCGCCTTGGACTGGGCGATCGTTCCCGCTGCGGGGTTCCGTGGCGACGCCGCCGAGGCCATCCTCCAGGCGAAGGCCATCCTCAAGAAGCCCGACGGGCAGCGGCCGTTCGCGTCGTGGCTCGCCACCTGGCTATACGACATCCTGGCGTACGACGCCGGCACCCTGTACCGGCGCCGGAACAAGGCGGGCCGCACGATCGGCCTATCGGTCGTCGACGGCACGACCATCGCGCCGATGATCGACTACTGGGGGCGCAGCCCCGAGCCGCCGGCGCCCGCGTACGTGCAGTACGCGAACGGTCTGTCGTGGAACCACCTCACGCGCAAGGACCTCGTCTACGTCCCGTTCCGGCCCCGCTCGAACAGCCTCTACGGTGTGGCGCCGCTGGAGACGATCCTCCTCAACGCCAACACCGATCTCCGGTTTCAGGCCTACTTTCTCCAGCGTTTCACCGACGGCAACATCCCGGCCGCTTTCGCGAGCGCCCCGGAGACGTGGACCCCGCAGCAGGTGCAGGAGTTCCAGGGCTACTGGGATGCCTTCCTCCTCGGCGACCAGGCCGCCAAGAGCCAGATCAAGTGGATGCCGGGCGGCGGCAAGATCGAATGGTCGAACGAGAAGTCCTTCGACGACGGCTTCTCCCTCTTCCTCATGCGGAAGACGTGCGCCGCCTACCACATCGTGCCGTCCGACCTGGGGTTCACGGAGACGGTGAACCGGAGCTCGGGGGAGACGCAGGCCGACGTGCAGCACCGCGTCGGTGACCTGCCTCTCGTCGCGCACGTCCAGGACATCCTCACCGACTTCCTCCAGTGCGACGCCGGGCTCCCCGTGGAGTTCGCGTTCGACACCGGGCAGGAGAAGGAGGACCGCCTGGCCCTCGCGCAGGCGTGGGCCATCTACATCGACAAGGGCATGGCGAGCCCGGACGAAGGCCGTGAGGAACTCGTGGGCCTGCCCACGGACCCGAGCCGGCCGACCCCGCGCTTCTTCAACACGACCCGCTCGGGCCCCGTCCCGCTGCTGGCCATCGAAGGACTCGGCGGCACCATCGACACCGAGACGTTCGCGCCGTCCAAGGAACAGCCGGTCGTCGTACAGCCGGTCATCACCGCGCCCGGCGTCATCGCGGAGCCCGGCACGCCGGAAGCGGCAGCCGCGGCCGACGCGACCGCCGAGTACCAGGCCAGCGTCCACGCGGTCGCCAAGACCGACGCCGCCCCGGCCGGTACGACGCAGGGCATCACCACGGCGACCGGCATCACCGGGCACGACCTGATGGACGAGGAGGACGACGACGAGGCCGCCGCGGTGGCGAAGCGGCGCGAGCTCGCCGCCTACCGCACGTTCCGCAAGGCCCGGCGCCGCGCGGGACTCTGGCGGGACTTCGAGTTCCGGCACGTCGACATGCGCAACGGCCGCCGCCTCAACCAGGCCGGCCGCGCCGCGATCTGCAAGGACAGCGGCGACATCGCGTGCGCGGGTCTGGCCGTGCAGGCCGCCGACTCCGGCCGCGTCCTCATGCTCCAGCGGGCCTTGGACCCGGACGATCCGGCCGGCGGCATGTGGGAGTTCCCCGGCGGCCACCTGGAGGACGGCGAACGGCCCTTGGCCGCCGCCGCCCGCGAGTGGAGCGAGGAAACCGGGCTCATCCTGCCGTTCGACCCGGACGCGCTCGCCGCACTGGCCTTCGGGAACGGGCCCGGATGGGCGTCCGGCATCTACGCCGGGTTCGTCTACCGCATCCCGTCGGAGGCGTCCCTGGACCTCTCCCGCCGCGACCAGGTCAACAACCCGGACGACCCCGACGGCGACGTCGTGGAAGCCGTCGCCTGGTGGGACCCCGCGCAGTTGCGCGGTAACCCCGTCGTTCGGCCCGAACTCCTCGGCGCCCTCGACCTGGTCCTGAACGCGCTGGCCACTCCCCGCACGGACGAGGACTGCCCGTGCTGCTCCGGGAGCGGCGAACACGGCACCGGCAGTGAGTGCCTTCACTGCGACGCGAGCGGGCAGGCCACCGGAGGTGCCGGGCCCGTCCCGTGCGCCGGCGCGCTGACCGGCACGGCGGCCGTCGTGGTCGACGAGGGACACCACATGTCGACGTGCCCCTGCGGTGTCCCCGTCGTCTACGACGACGCGGACGGGTGGGAGCACGCTGACGGCTCAGTGGGCCACGACGACGGCGAGAGCGTCGCCGACAAGATGCGCAGCATCGCGAAGGCGTCCCGCCCAAAAGGTGAAGGCGTCGGTGGGGAGCCGCCCCGGTGGCCCGGCTGGACGATGGACCTCAAGGCCATCCGCCACTGGATACCGAAGCTCATCAAGGCTCTCCGCGGCGCCGTCAACGGCCGCACCCTCGCCGAGGCGTGGCTGGCACTGAACCCCCGCTCCAGCCACGGCACGAAGGCCGACAGGATCCGCGATCTGAACCGGCAGGCGGAGCGGTGGCTGGAGAAGAACGCCCCCGACCTCGCGGCCGCCATTGAGGCGACCATCGGGGGCATCTACACCGACGGGTACCTGATCGGCGCCCTGTGCGCCGAGTCCGCGATCACAGCGGGTGCGGTCGCCGTCGACTGGGGGTCCTGGACGCCCGGCGACTCCAAGGCGGCCCGGCTC